TTTTAATCTAGCTTCGAGCACGCTTATAGCATCCTCGATAGTGTATTCAGGATCTGTAAGGCACGCCTTTACAAAATCCTTCTGATAGTGGGAGAGCGCCTTGCACTTAACCAGGGTACTAACCGGATAAGTAACAGCCTCTTCACTAGTTTTTGGTTTTGATTTCATAATCCACCTCCAAGGATGCCATTAATTCATGGTTCTCTGGGACGTGAACACGGTTCTTGAAGTGCAATTGATAATGAAGCTCAGTCTGCTCCATGTGATAGGATCTATCATATGTGTGCAGCAGTGTTGTTTCTGGATCCTCTTCCGGATCTTCCGCAGGCACCGTGTACGGCACCAGCGCTAAGTTTTCATCCAGGAAAGTAAGCACTGTATACACATTATCCATAGTGTTTAGGCTGTTAGCCTGCTGCAAGAAGACGATATCAAGGCCAAGATCAAGCATGATCCTGCCGTCTACCTCTTCTGTGGTAGTGCCTGGCATAAGACTAATAAAAAAGCAGGGAGTCTTAACTGCCTGCTGCCTATTGCTAATATAGATCTTGTATCCGAGCTCATCGAGGATAGACGCGAGCCCTTCCAGAATAAGACTAATATCATATGTCATGTGAAAGCCTCCCTTACCCTCTTATCAAGTTCCCTTCGCGCCGTTGTTCTGTATGCGCCTATTCCTGCCTCTTTCATGTAAAGCCCCGGCACGTAAGTAGTCTGCGTACCTACTACAATGCCGCCGTCATATCCGGCATCATAATCAAGCATTCCGCCTGATTCATGCAGCCCCGGTACAAAGTGCTTATCTACCCTGTGGCCGTCGTTTACGTAAGAGGCATATTGCATATTATTGGCAAGTATCGTCTTGCCCTTTACCGGTGTTATCTGTGAGTCCGTCACCCAATGCTGCGCAAGGTCTCCGCTTCTGGCATTGGTTCCTGCAATAGCAGCACCGCCATTAGGAGGCGTATGATCTACGGCCTTATTTACGGCTTCGATCGTGGCCCCTTTGGCTACCTGGTCAATTATGACCGGCACGTTTTGCCCTGCCCTTTCAAGCTGCCTAAAGCGCTTACGCATCTGGGAGCCAAAACTGCTCATGGCTCTGTCTCCTCTGGTTCTGGCTCCGGATCCGGTGTAGGTTCCGGCTCTGGCTCCGGAGTGTAAGCGTTATCAATAACCTCCTCCTGAAGCAGCCCAACCTCTATATGTGCAAGGCCGTTAAAGGCTCCGCCTACTGGCTCGTAATATGGCATTACGTCACCGGCAAAGTAGCGCTGTGATTCTGTCTGCCCTAACTGGCCGCCGCGCACTATAAGCAGCTCGTCGCCGCTCTTTATGTCGCGTCCCAGCTCCACAGCCATTATGTCATCACTTCTAAGCCTTGCCTCTCTGTCTGTCATCGTGGGAGAGCCCTTCTTTGACCGATATATCCTGCAAGGATACTCACCGATCTTAGTTCGCTGCTGCTTTGATATATGCCCCACGGTAACATCAAGGACTCTAAACACCGATACTGTATCTGTATACCATCCATTAAACACATTCATGCGATCACCGCCTTATATGACGTATGTGCCGGCGATTCCAAGGCCACGCGCCATAGTAACGAGCTGAGCGCCGTACTTTGTGGCGTTCCATGTGCCCCACTTCTCAGTGCCGGCTGTGACTGCGCTGTTGTCATAGCTTACAGATGTATCGCCCATCGTAGCAGTCTTAACGACGCCTACATTCTCGGCGCCTCCTGCTGCAGCTGCTGCGCTTCCTCCGGCTGGCGCATATGTGCTCAGATAAAGCGCTGCATGATGAGCTACAAAAAGGCCTGCGGCAAGCGGATAAGCACTGCCCCAGGCATCAGGAAAGACAGACTTATTAACCATGTCTATAAATGTGTCCAGAATACCTGAGGGAATCAGGCTTGCTGCGTCCGGTCCTGTAAACTGCGGAAAGTCTGTAGCAAACTGCTCCGCAGTGTATGTGCCGGGAGTAGAATGTGCAATGTTGCTTGCTATGATCTTTTTCTGCTCAAATACCGGCCCAAGCGGATTAGCATATATATCCATGGCTAAAACCTCCCTTACTTTTTCTTCTTTTCCTTCTCAGCCTTCTTGGCCTCTTCCTTTGCGGCTGCTGCCTTTTCCTTCTCGATCTGTGCCTCTACGGCCTTCTCTTCGCTTACCTTGATAGCCTTATCAATGTCTTTATCCTTCTTGCTGGAAGGAGCTGCGATAGAGCCGTCCTTAATCGCGAGCTGTACGAGCTTGGAAGCTGCCACGTCTTCAGGAATCTCGCCTGCAAAGTTTCTAGGAATAGAGTAAGGCGTACCATCGGCACGCCTTACCATGAATGATTTAGTTGACGCAATAAACATCTTTATACCTCCCTATAGCAGCTTAGATACCATCGCTGTAGATAGCTGTCTCTGGGAAGAAGAATTCAAGCTCAGAAACATTAGCTGCATATGCTGTATCGTAGCAGAAGTGCTCTGTGTTGATAGTGGTCATTGCTCTGGTAAGAGTCTGGAGCTCATCGAGAGCTACATACTTCTCCTTGTTGCAATATACAACCATTCTGTCAGTAGAACCTGTGCCAGCGCCCTTGCAGTAAGAAGTAGCTCCAATGAAGAAGTCTACGCCGTTTGCCTTAGCGATGTTGTTGTCAAGCAGGTACTGGAGAATGCTCTTATCAGCTGCAGAAGATACCTTAGTAGATACAAGCACATTGTACTGCTCATAAGGTATAAGCATGTGATTAGGGATAGCATCACGATCATACTCAGCTGCTGCCCATGCTGCGATGATTGCCTCATTGACATCCTCAAGGATCTGGTCAGCTGTAGCAGAAGCCCAGTTACCGTTTGTAGCAGTAGTAGCTGTTACATCGGCATTGTTGATAAGACCTGTTGTGCCGTAAGCAGAGAAGCCAACGTATGTGTTAGCATCCATGTGCTTATCATAAGCAAGTCTTACGCCGTCTCTAAGAAGAGTATCAAGGTTTCTGCCTGTAGCGTTATGACGCTGCATGTCAACCCACTGTACTCTGGTTCCAAGAGCAACAACGTGTGTCTTGTACAGGTTCTTATCAAAGTTAGCCTGTACCATAGGGATACCATCAGCACCCGGAGCGTTTACAAGGCCTGCGCCGGATCCACCGGTAACACCATAGCCTACGCTAAGAGCGCTTACAAACTCTTCCCAGCCACCGCCTACTCTTACAACTACGTCACGGCCATATGTGAAAGATGTAAGCGGAGTTCTGATGATTGTATCTCTTTTCTCAAGCTCGGATACGAGGAAAGCCTGGCCGGAAGAGATGCCGTTAGCATCCATAGCTACCATAGGAGCTCCGGAAGACTGCAGGCCAAAAGTTCCAAGCGGAGTAGTTCCAACATTCTTAAAACTCATGATCATTTACCTCCTATGCATTGATCGGTTCAAAGATTTCAAGCTCTGCGATGCCGTTAGCATCTTTAGCGCCTGCCCACTTTGCGTTTGTCAGCTTAACGCTGTTTGTGCTGTCAGATGTTGCTTCGAAGCCGCCAACGATTCCCTCAGGAATAGAGCCGTTAGCTGCGATTCTTACGTATACGTCGCCGTTGAGTGCAGGGGAACCGTAATTGCAAAGCACGTTGATTCTGCCGCGCTTCATAACCGGCACCGGCTCGTTCTCAAAGTAACCAGCTGTGCCGTTTACAAGGCTTGTCTTTACGGCTCTTGTAGCAACACCTACAAAGTCTGTAGCAGCGTCACCAGCGCCAAAAGCAACAACTGCACCAGAGCTGTACTTTACAGCCTGGCCAAAAGCAACTCCGCCAGAGCCAGCTACTCTGGTATCGATAATCTGATCCGGCTGTCTGGAGTAAGCACCAGCATAGCCATTAGTCATGTCTAAACCTATAACCTGTCCCATGGTTTAATCCTCCTTCTTTCTTGTGTGAGGGTTCATCTGTGCGTATGCGTTCTGAACGTCCTCATTACTTACCGGCTTGCCTGTGTTTGCATAGCCTGTCTGAGCTTCCAGGATGTCTCCCATTACGCTCTTTTTGCCTTTTACTGCACTGATGAGAGCATCAGATACAGCTTTACGCTGTGTCTCGTCTGTAATTTTTGCGATTGGCTCTCTTACAGACTTAAGAATGTAAGCAGCAGTAGCGTTATCAATGGCAGCGTCCTTGCAAGCGTCCTCGCCGCAAGCATCCATCTCCTCAGCCTCTACTACTTTTGCCTCTTCGCCGGTAGGATCTGCTTCTGCAAGAGCTTCCTCTGCGTCGGTCTTCTCCTCTGCCTTTGCGAGCTCTTCAATAGCTGCGTCAATGTCCTCTTTGGTCTCAACTTCAACCTCAGCCTTTTCAGGCTCCGCCGGAGTTAAAAGATCAATGAGCTTGTCGAGCTTTGCGCTTACGGCTTCCAGTCCGCCCAGCTCAGGCGCCTCGTCCTCAGCTTTTGCCTCAACTTCTGCTGCCGGCTCCTCGTCAAGTTTCTCCTCAGCGAATGCCTCAGCAGTATCAAGAGCCAGCTGGTTCAGCTCTTCTTCGTTCTTGCCGTTTGCAGCAAGTCCAAAGAGCTTAAGTAAAGCACTCTTTTTACTCATCTTTACTGTCCTTTCTGCCTTTTCGGCTGTAGTATTTATTGAGTCCATGATTGCGGCTTTGGCTCCGGCTCTGCCTTCGTCAACTATCGCAATATGGTTACCTCTGATGTTTATTTGATAAATACGGCCGTTCTCATCCTGCTTGTATTCACATTCATAGCCGCAGGAGATCTGCCTTTTACCATGCACCTTGACTGCATCTATCAGCTCTGCATCGTGTATATGCAGGTCCGCTACAAGGAAGTCCTCAAACTCTCCGGAACCCCTGCGCACGTTCTGGGCGTGGCCCTTCTCATACAGAGAAACATTGTCAGGGTTTACAAGCTCTGTAGGATGATCGTTTGTAACAGGCTTGCCCTCAAAGGAAGCCATGGCAGCAGGAGAGAAGACTTCCTCTTCTGGCCGCTCTACGTCTATGACGTCGCTTCCTTCTAAGCCGATCTCGCGTGCGAGATACTGCTGTGTACCGGTTCTCGCTATTGGAACATTTCTGCAAATTAAAAAGCCCTCCCCAGTTTCCAGCTGGTTCGGACTTATCGTGTATCCGTAGTAACTTATCACGGTTTACCACCTCCGCTCTTATTACTGCTTCATGGAAGAGCGCCGCCAGGGCGTCTTCCTGTGCTCGTATTTGTTCACTGGTCATATCTTACAGAAAAGGATCTTCCGCGAGCTCCCTTTCAAGCTCTTTGCCTTTTACGTTTACTTCTCTGTATCTGCGCTCCCATTCTTTGTATTCCTCATCGTCTGCACGCTTGTGCTTGCGGAAGGTTTCAAAGGTCTTAGGGAAGTCATCGCCCAGAGCTGCGCGGTACTTGTCAAACTGCTTTACGTCTGTACGGTACTGCACACGGTTCCGCTCTTTTGTGCGGTATGCGTCGCGCTGCTTCCGCGTGCGGTAGTCAATATTGGCAGGCCGCTCAGTAAACAAGCTGTACTTCCTGTCTCGCTCTATCTCTTTGTCGCTTTTGCCTATCGTTGTGTAAGGCACCAGCGAGTGCAGGCAGTTAGGATGTATATTCAGCCAGGTATTGCTTATGTCATTGCTTCCGGCCGGATCTATCTTGCCAAAAGCCACCGCAAGAGGAGGATAATTTGGATCTAGGCCGCTTCGGCTGTATACGCGCCCTTCATACACTGAGCAAAGAGGGCACGTGCTTCCGATCTTGCTTATCTGCCACAGGTCTTGATCCTCATTCGCGGTAAGCGCTGCGGCTACCTGCGCTTGTCTGCCTGTGGTCCTGGTAGCCATGGAGCAGTAAGAAGCAAGGCTCCACTCATGGCCTCTTTTATCTACAAAAGATGTAAGCCCCTTAGCATTAAGCTCAGCGGCCATCTGTTTTTGTATGGTATTCCAGCCCTTGCCTGCTGCCTCTTTCTCAGCTACAGCAGTAAGAGTGATGTTTCTAAGTTCCCCGGCTTCAAGCCTTCCTACAGCCAGGTACTTTGCCGCAGATTCGTATGCCATAGAAGCGGCCTCGTCTATCTCTGCAAGCAGGTTATTTACAAGCGTCGCCACCGTTTCCGTCTGCGTGCTTGTGAGTGCCTGGGCGTTT